TTATGCCTGTATAGCACACCTCAAATAATCTGGGATCTCATTTCGTAGTTTTACAATATCAATATCCGGCTCGATATGTTTCTGGTAAAACTTGTCTGCAAGCAAGTTTGCTATGCTATCTGCCGTACGATTTTTTACATCCCGGCTCATACTATCACAAAGAGCATCTATTTTCTTGCCAAAAGAAGCATTCCCCATTATCACATGATTAATAGAACTTTGTGCTGCCTTAACATCAAGAGTTAGTTGATATTCCTGACTCACAAGAGAAAAGACCCTTTGCCTCTCTTCAGTGGAAATTTTTGCATTTTTTTGAAAACAGTAATTATCAATCTCCTGGTTGATCACCCTTGAGGGATATACTATCCGTTCATCTTTTATCCACCCATTAATATCTTTAGCACTCTGCCTACTCACTGTATCCAGTATATTGCCGCTAAATTTGCGAACAGAAAAGCGAATCGTCCGTTCTCCCATTGAACATTTTATGACCTCATCATTCTTCCCTCGGAAAGAGTTCCTGAAGGAGTTTTCTCTATGGCAACTTATACCAAAAGAGCTGAAAGACGTACCTGTAGTATTCATCGGCATTATAATTCCTTTTTATAAAAAAGTGTTTACAATATTGCATACTTGTGTTTATTGTAGCCAGAAAAAACATGCATGCAATAATATTCTATTAAAAATTGTATTGTTTTATTCACATATCATGAGCGGTATGTTGACTCTTGTTACCAATATAGTTCACAAAATGGGTTGAAAAGGATAATAATATGCCAGTCATATTAAATTTTTCTAATGGAAGTGTATTGCCGGAAAATGAGCTGGAGGCTTTACGACATATTGCAAGAAGCAATCAGAATGACACTATTACTATAGGAGGCCGTAATATGAGGCTTCATTATATCCAGTTTATGGATGGTTTTAGTGTAGAGCCTATTCCTGGTGGACTTTGGGACCATCTTGGGGCAAGAGAGTCTCATCATCTCGCAGACAGCCTGGCAAGACAACTTAACGGAGGTAACACTTTTCTGCAGGCATACAGCTTATATCTCGAGCAGAGGCAAGCTGCCCCGCTTGTGCAGGAAAGCGTCATAAAAACACTACTAGATCGAATAAATTCGAATGCATTTCCCGTTAGTTTACAAGACTTTTCCTGTACTGAGGAGCATCTTAATTGTCCGATAACGCTACATATTCCTGAGACAGGTGTTTTTGTCAGAAATGCTCGAAATTCAGAAATATGTGCATTATATGATCAGGAAGCATTGACTGAACTTATCCTGCGTAACGCTCTCCACCCCCTCAGCCGTGACCCCTTTGCTCCAGAAATGATTATAAGCAAAGACAAGTGTCATTTTAATATAACAAAACAATGTTTTTACGCATTACCCATATACCCCCTTCAACAAAACAGTATTTAAAAATAAAAACACAATATAAGAAGCATACAATAAGTTAATCACCATATAACAAACATATAGCGAGGAGATTATTTATGCCCAAAATATCATCAGTTGTATCATCATGTTACCATCTGTTCAGTGAACATCAACAACTTTCAAATGAAACAACAATGACGAACTCCGTCTCCAGAAGAATTGTTCATAAAGAATATGGTATATCTTTAAAATCCGTTCCTGTATGGTTGGCTACAGCTAAAACTCCCCTTGCTCTACTCAATGGCAGACATACAAGAAGTCACTCATTTATTATTGCAGGGACTCCAGGAATGGGAAGCAGGAGCGGAGCCCAATACTATGCCATAAACAGTGATGATAAACGCTCCCGCATAGACATTGACTCTTTATTTTTAAAAAAGTTAAATAATGCGCGAAATCAAAATAAATTTCCAATCGATGTAAAAGAAACGGTTATAAAACTACAAGGCCAAAAATTTACATGCATTGAAGATTTTCATAAAAAGTATAATGAAACTAGGCTAAAGGCCAATACCAATATCCAACAAAAACAAATTGCAGATGAAGTAAAATCACTTACATATTTGATTCCTTCAGAAAAAAAAGAGATGTGGATATATAAAAACAATGGAAAAGATAATGCAAAACCAAACTTAGGAGAGCGAGACGTAAGAATGTTCGAAAATATTAGTCCTGATGATACAGATAAGATAACAGGAAGGAAATTTTCAGAGTTAGGTGAGTATCTTTATTCAGGAAATGTAATAAAACTCAGTCAGTTATCAATTCGTTACTTACCCAATATCAACTCAATCTCATTAATAGAGACAAAACAGAGTTTGTTGCTACATCGATTATATTCAGATGAAGTACTTCAGAGAAATGGAACACTTATCCCGACACCACTACATGAAGAAAAATCAATTCCAGCTGACAATATAAAAACAATGCTCAACAACATACCGACTTACAAAATGTTACCGCCATTCACAGAAACACAAGGTAATTGTTCTTCTGGCGCAGCCACGTTTTTACGCAAATCAGGCGCCGAAGAAAAAGATATTCTTGCATGTAGCCCCCGAAATTATGGGCTGCATCATAACATAAAAACATGGGACCCCTTGGTTAGAAATTAAGGATCCAAATATTATATATTTCATATAAAGCAAGGAAAATATTGCCTGAATAATTGTTCAGGCAATATATCCTTACATGGCACTATTATAATAAACTATTAATATAAAAACACACCAACAGAAAAAATTAAGCATCACTTGCAACAAAGGCTTCTTTTTTTGAATCAAAGTGACATTCGTCTTTTCTCATGATCATTGATTCTGTTATAGGTTCTCGACTCAGAGGATGAGCTCCACCAGTTTCAACAAGTTGCACTAACGCGTCCTTATCATATAGAGAGCATATCTCAGCACCTCGTGAGTTTCTCATGAACACTCCATTCTCAGGTGTGTCCAGCGTTATCGGGCATGTCAAAAATGACTCCGGGCAAGAAAAGTGATTAGAATCCGGTCTAAATACACAAGAATTTATTTTTTCCATTAATATTTTATTACTTGTTTTATTTTCTCTGTGTTCTGCCATGACACTCTGAAAATAGTTATTAACACTACTTAAAAAATCGACACCTCCATTTAATTGCCTTTCCAGAGCCACAGCCCTTCTCTCCATTCGATGCTCACGCCCCAATAGCCTATCCAGTAAGCCTCCTCTCACCGGTTCAACTGAAAATCCATCCAGTAGTTGGACATAGTGAACAGAATATTGGCCACTACCAATGGATATTCTTATTCCACTTTCAAGTCTGGCTGCATCCTGCAAAGACTGCACTCCTGCAGGAGATAATTGAGATATACTTGGGATACTTAAGGTGGTAACAGGCATAAAAACCTCATTCAGTAATTCATATCAGTTTGCAGGATGTTTCATTAAATAAAGGGTAATGTTCATTTCAATTACCCTTTATAACGAAGTTTCCTCTGGTATCGTCATAAATGCATTCTTCATGTTTTACAATTATTGATGCCGTTATTGGTTCCCGGGTCAGTGGGTGGGGTAAGCCTTCACCAGTCAAACGAGAAAATGCAGCGGCATCAAATAAAGTACATACATCTGAACCATCTGAATTCTTCACAAAAATACCTTTTTCAGGCTGCTCCAGTGTAATTGGACATTGAAGCACCTCACCAGGACAGTGAAGTTTTTCAATATCAACAGTAAAGGTACATTCCGATATTTTGGCCTGCAAAGAGTTCTCTTGTCGCTGCGCCACCATTCCAGGAAGCACGCTTAACACCCTGTTTCTGAGCGCATCAACTCCATCATTAAAACCAATATTCAATAATTCTGCATAAACCAGTCCCAGCCCTTCACTTTCTGCTAAAAAACGGCCTGTATCTGGCATATAAGAAACTCTAACTCTCTCCCCTCCCAGGAGAAATCCTCCAATCTGCCCTTCCATTACCTGCTGACGCATTTCCGCCATCTCATTCGCGAATGAAGTCGATGATATATATGATACTAATCCAGGCATTACCATATTCCTTCATACAGATAAATATTTCCTCTGGGCTTCATAACAAACATCTCCCTGACATGACAACAAAAACCGGAGCCGGACTCCGGTTTTTGTGAATCCGTCGGCTATTTCATCCCGCCAATATTTCCCCGTCAGCACGCCAGATTTGCAGCGGCCTCACCACTCACTGTATATGCTTTTTAGCTGCATCCAGTACACCAATTACCACATCCTTATACCCTGAACATCTGTAGCATTTCATATAAGCAACTGGCAGTTAACATATAGCTTGGGTAATATTTATTTCACTTATCCTTTATGACAAAGTTTCCTTTGGTTTGGTCATAAATACATTGTTCTTGACTTACAATCATTGATGACGTTATTGGTTCTCGTGTTAGCGGGTGCTTCCCACCGTCGCGAACCAAATGAGAAAAAGAAACCGAATCAAATAAGGTACAAACCAAAGAACCTTCTGAATTTTTAACAAACACACCTTCTTCTGGTTTATCCAGTATAATTGGGCATCGAACCGCCTCGGATGGACACTGAAGGCTCTCCGTATTAACAGAAAACTTACATTGTGATATTTTCCCCTCAATATCACCATGTGATTGTGTGTTACCTGAACCTGAAACCATTCTTAACATTATATCCCTGAGCGCTTCAGGACCACCATTAAGCCCTGTAAGTAATAATCCAGAAAGCAAACTGTTATTGCCCCCACTCGCCAGAAAGCGACCATCCGTTTCACTATATGTGATACGGACCGTCTGCCCGCCTACTGTAATTTCTCCACCGCCACTGGCGGCCATTTGAGCACGAAGAACCTGCATTCCGGTGGAAAATGAATTGGATGCAATAGCTGATGTTAACGGCATGACAAAACTCCCTATTTAAATATTCATTCCAAACACAGGGAGTCATAACAAACAGCCCCCATACATGACAACAAAAACCGGAGCCGGACTCCGGTTTTGTGAAGCTGTCGGGTTACTTCATCCCGCCAATATTTTCCCACGTCCCGTCAGCACGCAGGATTTGCAGCGGTCTTACCACACACTGTATCAGCTTTTTATCTGTATCCAGTATCACCACCTGTGTGATTACCCTGTCCTGCTCCGGAATAATGCCATTCTCATCTGACTCCAGGATGTCTGCCGGCCCCAGTCGCAGTTGTGCTGTAAGCGACTGCACGTGTTCACGGCCATCATGCTTTCCGCAACCACACAGACGCTGCATAAGTTTTTTTAGTATATTCATGTCACTCTCCTGTTCTGCCTGTATCACTGCCCACTTCATCCAGCCCCTTGACATCCTGCCACGGCCCGTCACCAAACCTGACCTGCAAATGCTGAAAAAACCCCTGAACCCGTGTGGCATCTTTGGGGTCAAGAAAGGTCAGTCCGGTGATGAGTGCGCCATCTGTATCCGGGAACCAGCCATTGCTGTTTGTCTCAATAATGTTTCCCGGCCCCAGACGGAACCGTATTTGTGTCTCCCCCCGGGTCGCCCTTCGGTCCCTGAGGTCCGGTTGCCCCCACCGGGCCAGCCGCACCTGTTTCTCCTTTCGGTCCCTGTGGGCCTGCCGGGCCTGCCGCACCGGTATCTCCCTTTGGACCCTGTGGACCTGCATTTCCCGTCAGACCGGTCTCTCCCCGCTCTCCCATGTCACCTTTCGGCCCCTGCGGGCCTGCCGGACCAGCATCACCTGCCGGCCCCCTTTCACCGGTTGCCCCTGCCGGGCCGGTGTCGCCACGCTCTCCTTTATCTCCCTTCGGCCCCTGAGGACCCGCGGGCCCCGGTTCCCCCTTTGGCCCGGGAGGCCCCACCACGGTCGGGATTCGGTTTACGGCCTCTTCCGCCGCTATCCTGCTTTGTTCCGCTGACTGTGCGCTTTCTGCTGACTCCCGGGCTTTTTCTGTTGCGGTCGTTGCATCCCTGGCTGCATTACCGGCTGCACTTTCTGCCGTCTTTCTTGACAATTCAGCTTCTGCTGCACTTTGTGATGACTCACTGGCTTTTTGAGCGGCCGCAGAAGCCGAGGACGAGGACGCATCCTCTGACTGCTTTGCTGAGGCTGCACTTTCTGCCGCCTGCCGGGCTGACTCCGATGCATCCCCTGCTGAAGTGTCAGCATTTGCAGCGCTCTCTTCTGCCTGACTGGCTGATATGCCGGCATTCCTCGCTGACGTCTCCGCCTCTCCGGCATTCTTCTTCGCCTCCTCAGCGTGACGCGCCACCTCTTCCACCATCAGTTCAAAACGGCGCAGTGCCTCCGGCCGGACGTCATCCTCCGTCATGGCACCGAGAAAATCATTCAGCGTACCGGGTTGAGAATCTTCATACACGGTGATGGTCCCGGCATGTGACGGCGGGAATCCTTCCACCAACAGAATGACTCTGTACTGACCGTACTCAACGTCCATGCTGTAACGCCCGGCTTCATCCGGATTTTCTGAGGCCACCGTGTTCACCACCACCGTGGTGCTGTTGCGTCTGGCTTTTAGTTGAATGGTGCAGTTTTGTACCGGTTTTCCTGTGCCGTCTTTCAGTACACCTGAAATCTTTACTGCCATATTCACCCCACAAAAAAGCCCGCCTGAACCGGCGGGCTGTCATAACACTGTGTTACCTGGCTAATCAGAATTTATAGCCGATACCCACGATGAAGCCGTCAGTGCGCCAGTCGCCACTGGCGGAACCTTCATAAGCAAGGTCAATAACCACCGTCTCTACGGGACTGAACTGAATCCCGGCATTCCAGGCCGGCGACAGATGACGCGCAGTATGGCCATCACTGGCGGTGGTGGTCTCCTTCACATACCCCGGTTTCACTTCATCACGCCGGTAATCCTGAACACTGTCAGACCAGCGGGTGTACGCCATCCCGGCCATGCCATAGAGACTGACCCGCTCACTGAGCTGCCAGACAGGGCCGGCCATCAGACTGACATAACGACCGCGCAGGCTTTCATAATGGAAGGTATTTTCACCCGTCTTCATCGTGTCACTTTTCTTCACCGATGCATAACTCAGCGCGACAATGCCGCCCAGGTGATCCGTGAACTCATAACGGTATTTCACATTAATCCCTTTTAAATCACCTGCACGCGCACCGGTACCGGACAATGCCGGTACGCCGCCCGGGTGAACCTGAGCATATCCCACGGAAAATGCACCGTGTCCGCTTTCAGCCTGTGCAGGAAAGGCAATTCCTGCCAGCAGGGTAGTAAACAATAATATCGTTGCGTATAAATGCCGCATGATTACCTCTTTGTTTTCAGTCAATAAAAAAGGCACCTCCTGAGGTGCCCGTCCGGGTTAATAAACCGTCAGCTGATACTGATCCCTGCCGTGGATTTTTTCATGACCACAACCAGTAAATCACTGATGTACGTTGTCGGCGTCCAGTTGTTCGCACCGGCCGACGACACATTAAACGTCAGGGTGACATGACCCCGCCCTGCCGGCATATCTATCACCGATGAGAACACCCGGCTGACATCCGTTGCCGGTTCATGGAAAATCTCAACCCCGTTCTTCAGCACCTGCAGCTTACAGGTGGAATACCAGTACGACTGCTGATTCGGGCTGTTGAAATTCTGGTGTTTCGTCCCGCGAAACAGCACCGGGGGAATGATAATCTGCCGGTCGAATCCCTGGTCATCGTAAACTGTGACGGTTACCGTCCCGCTGGCATAACTGTTATTCCGGGGAAAGGCTTTCCCCACCGTCTTCACCAGGTCGCCTTCAATCTGGTTTGCAGACAGTTTCCCTCTGATGACACAGTTCTCGTTAATGGTGACATTATTGAGCGTGCCGGTATTCGCGGTAATTGCTCCGCTGATATCCGCGTTCCTGGCTGTCAGCTTCCCTTCCGGCGTCAGGGAAAACGTCGGGGGGTTGCCGGATGACGTGATACTCGCCGCAAACAGCCGCTTCAGGAACACATCGTTCATGAACAACTGATTCCCCTGCGCCACAAATAACGGCGTGGTGTTGCCGTCCTCCGGGTTAATCATCGCAATACGGTCAGCCAGCAGCAGTATGTTGCTCAGGGGCTGGCCATCAGTATCCTCAATCCCCGCTCCAATACCGGCAACATAGGGTATGCCATTTTTTGTTTTCTGTACCTTCAGCATGTAAAGTGCAGCAAGGTCATCATTTGTGTCCTTCTGCACGCGCTGTATCTGCTGTATGGTGGCGCTCTGGTCCTCCAGCGTTTTACTGACCGTCTGTGTGATTTCATTGCGGGTTTCGGTGATGGAGGTCTTCATCTCCGCCATCTCATCCGCAAGCTGGCTGTTGTCTATCAGCTCCCACAGCCCCTGAGCCAGATGCAGTTTTCCTATTTTTTCCCGAAACAGCCCCAGATACCCTTCTGCATCATTGCTGGCCCGGCCACTGGCTTCCACAAAAGCAGATTTCCCCACCAGGTTGACGCTGCGCACGTAAAACCAGAAATCCTTCCCGGGCTTAATGTGCGGGCCGGATACACTCCACTGACTGCCGGTCCCCAGATAACGGGCAGAGGTTTCCACCTGAGATGTGTCTGCGATTTTTGTCTCCGAAAACCAGAACTCAAACTGTACCGTCGGGTCATAAACGGCAAGATGCGGCGTGGCGGTTATCTGAAAATAGCCCGGCGTCAGCTCAATCCGCGACGGTGCTGCCGGTGCGGCAATCCGGAAGGTGGTGGTGGCAGGTTCACCCTGCTGGCCATAGCTGTTTATCGCCCGCACCGTCAGGGTGTATTCCCCGAGCGGCAGGCCGCTGAAACGGTGCTCCGTGTCTGCGGTGATGGCGGTGGTCACCAGTCTGGCATCCGTTCCCTTACCACTGGTCAGGCGCAGACTGAAGCGCACACCCTTCACCACCCGCGGCGTGTCCCATTTCGCCTGCGCCAGATACTGGCCGTCAGCTGCGCTCACCTCCACCGTCAGGTGCTGCACTGCCGGTGGGATGACGCTGTTCAGGGAACCTGACTGCGGCTCAAAGCGGGCACCGTTATCCACGATGGCTTCTTTTTCCGGTACGTGCTGCACCGCCGTGATGGCAAAGGTGCCGTCCGTGTTTTCCCGGACGGAGACACAGCGGAACAGGCGACGGCGCAGTGACGGCAGGGAGAGTCCCCATACACCGTATGTCTCCACACCATCAGGCAGGGTGCTGACCTGTATCCGGTCCGGCGCGGGGTGTGCAGTGATGGCCACGCTCACCGGCTTACCGCTGCCGTTAATCAGGTTCACCGTGGCGGGCACCTGTCTCCGGCAGGTGTCACTTCACGGTCCAGTGTCAGGGTGCGGGTGGCGGCATCGATGGACAGGATACGTCCGCCGGTCATGGTCCCGGCATAGTCGTTATCACAGATTTCAATGATGTCACCGGGTGTGTGCCGCAGCCCCTGTGACCCGAGCGTGAAATCCACCGTCTGCGTTTCCAGCAGTTCGGTCTTTATCACCCACAGTCCGGCACGGTGGGCCTGACCGCGGCTGGTGCAGCCGAACGCGTCCATCTTCAGCAGGTTGCGTCCGTAGCGCAGTATGGCTTCCGGGTCTTCCACCAGTTCCGTGGAGGTCTGCCAGCCGTTCTGCGGGTCGGTGTAATTCACCTCCACCGCCGTGTGCCGGTCCTTCAGGGCACTGAAGCTGTAGCGGAATCCCACGCCGTTATCATCCACCACCACATCGCTGTTGGTGTACGGCCACACCACATCCGACGGGCGGTCCTGAACGAACGTCAGCGTCTGACCGTTCCATACCGGCATACAGCGCATCGCAGAGCAGAAATCACTGAGAACGTCCCACGCCTTACGCTGTTGTGCCAGGTACGCATTAAAGGTCATCCGCGGCTCTGTGCCCCCGAAACCATCCGGGACCGTCTGGTCGCAGTACTGCCCGATGGCATACAGCGCCCACTTGTCAACATCCGCCGCCACCAGACGTTTTCCCATGCCGTAGCGCGGGTGAGTCAGCATGTCCCACAGGCACCAGGCCGGGTTGTTGCTGTATGCCGGTTTCAGGCTGCCGTCCCAGATGCCGCTGTAAGTGCGTTTTTCCGGGTCATAGTTTGACGGTACCTGGATGATGCGACCGCGGATATGGTAGTTCACCGTCATCTGCTGACCGCCAAACTGCTCCGCATCCACCTGCAGCCCCACAATCGCCGTGTTCGGGTAGCACTGTTTCACATCGATGATTTCGGTGTATGACGACCAGAGCGTCTTATTCTGCAGCTGGTCCGAGGTGCTGTCCGCTGTCTCCCGGACCATCCGGATGTTAAAGGGCCGCTCAGGCAGATTATCCAGAATCACCGACGCCAGAAACTGCGAGGTGGTCTTGCCGTTAATGGTGACATCCTTTTCCGTCACCCAGTTACCGTTACGCTGTAACTGAATCAGCAGGCGGACGGATGTCGGGTTTCGGTCACCCTTTGACGTGGTCTGCACCAGTGACTGCACCCCGAAGGTGACCCGCAGGCGGTCAATGTTCGCGGATGTAATGGTGCGCGTCACCGGCTTTGCCTTCGTCACTTCCACGCCCAGTGCGGTTTCCGCCCCGGAGGACTCAAAGCCTTCAGGTGGTGTCTGCTCCTGCTCCCCGGCGCGCCAGACCGCGGTCACACCATGTATCACAGGATTACCGTCCGTGTCCGTCAGCGGGGTTTTGTTCACCAGGATACTCTGCAACCCCTTCACCGGACCTTCAATCGGCCCTTCACCAATGGCGTCAATCACGCTCATCATCTGCGTGGACTTAAGATTGTCCTTTGCCTCTACCGGCGTGTGCGCCTTGCCGCCACCTTTGCCCATTGTCTCACCCTTTACTGTGATAACTGTTACGCACAAAAACAACAGGCATCCCGGAGGATGCCTGTATCATGACTGAATAAAAATTCTGAATATCTTCACATTTTCTGTACGCCCCCGTGGCAGATATCATTCCCGGGCGTTACAGTTTTTTCGGGCCAATAAAAACAAAACTCCCTGTGGTTAATCTTCATTTTCTGTTCCCGCAGCCTTCGGTCACTGCGGGATTTTTTCGCTTTTATGCCTGCCGCCCGATAACCACCACCTTCCCGTCACCGCCTTCATCACGGGTACTGATGTCCTGGGAGATTCGCCGTGAGCCAACCAGCATTTCACCGTAAGGCACCGGCATCGGGTTCCCCTGTGCAATCATGTTATCCAGCGAGGAAAAGTACGTGTTCTGTCTGCCGTTATCCGTGCTTTTGTACTCCGGTACTTTAGCCTTCGGGGCCAGCATCTGAGCCACACCGCCCAGTATCATGCTGGCTCCAAGTGAAAACAGCATCGTGGTGGCAGAAAAACCACCGGCTGCCAGGGCTGAACCCCATAACGCCATTGATGCCCCGGCAGTGAAGAAAGAGCCCACGATGGCTGCCGCCCCCAACACAATCTGCAGTCCACCCTTTCCGGCCCCGGCCAGTCGCGGCACAATGTGGATGACCGTTCCCTCACCCAGCTGTTCGTGAAGACGGGCGTACACCGCCTCCGGTGCCGTGTCCTCACCGCGAATACGTATCTGGTACCAGCCTTCGTTCATCTGACGGCGGAATCCCGGCATCTGCATCGACAGGGCACGGATGGCTTCCGCTGCCGTGTTCACATACAGGCTGAGGCGGCGGCCAAATCGTTGTAAATCCCCGTGAAGGCAGATACGTGCCAGTGGCGGTGACGCCAGACAGAATGCGTTCGTCGTTGCCATTTTTCGGAATACCTCTCCCGTTTACTCAGTTGTTCAGGCAGATGGTGAAGCAGTTCACCGTTGCCGCAGTAAATGGCAGCATGGTTGGGTACCGATGCGCCAAAGCAGCACAGCAGGATATCGCCTGCCTGTGCCGAGGACAGGGGCACCCGGTAAAAACCAGTGGCCTCCATATTGTCCAGATACAGGTTCTGACCATTGCGCCACCACTCATCCTCGCGGTGAAAATCCGGCAGCGTTATCCCCGCCAGATGGCAGGCATCCCTGAACAGCGTGTAACAGTCCGTCACCCCGTGTTCAAAACGACGCCCGGTCAGATGTGGCACACAGCGGAATTTATGAATTTCCCCCCGGCAGACCAGCCACCAGGACAGTGCACTTTTTATCTGCAGCCGCCGGTCGGCCTCGCTCAGCCAGGGCAGACCACCGGGATGACTGTGGACCAGTGCCACAATCTCCCCCTGCATCTCTGCCCGCAGCCAGTCTTCCGGTGCAATACGAAAATACGCCTCCGGCTCTGCAGAGATATTCACACAAGGGATATACCGCTCCCCCTCCTGCGTTCTCACCACGAAGCCGCACGACTCCGCAGGCACACACCGCCGGGCATGCGCCAGAATCGCTGATTCTGTCTGTGTCATTGGATTTACTGCGAAAGTTTGTTAATGGAAAGGAAACCGCCAAAATTAGCCACCATGCCGCGCATCTCACACCCGCGCATGCACTTGCTGCATCTGTCCTTACGGATATCGGTGGTGGGTTTATCGAACTCATCCGCCACCGCAGGACCGTTATACCCGCATTCATCTCCCCGGTAATCCCACATACAGGTGTTCGCCAGCATGATGCGACCGGGAAACAGCGCTCCGTCCGTCTCCGTCGGTGTTGCCAGCACAAACGAGGCTGTCATGGCCGTCAGCTCTGACATCTGCTCCACCACCCAGCGGTCGCTCAGCTCCTGCTCCGGGTCCGCTTCCGGATTGCCCGCCACAAAATTCACCGCATCCAGAAAACGGGCATACACCCGGCGGCGGACCACCGTGGCCCCCACCAGGCTCTGCAGGTCCTCCGCCATTCCGGTGACCAGACCGAACAGATTCGACACCGTCAGCGACGGGCGGGCACTGCTGCCCTTCCCGTTCATCTCAAAGCCACTGCCGTCAATCGGGTATGCCTGATATTGCCGCCCCTGCCAGGTAACCGCCTCCCCTTTTTCATTCAGCTCATTGCAGAAAAAATACCGCTCACCACCCTGTACCGTCAGGTCGATTTCCCAGAGTACCACCCGCGGTGACTGCTCTGATTTAACCGACTCGTTCAGACTTTCTTCGTGAATATCCTGCATCAGTTCACCACCTGCTTAAACTCCGCGCTGAACTCAACGCGCAACATCCCGACCCGCGCAGACCACCCGGCACAGGTCACCTTTATCTGCCGGTATGCATAGGGTGGCTTCCACAAAAATGCCTTCCAGCCTCCGTGCTCTGCCAGGAACGCTTCCAGATGCCGGGCCTCCTCCCGGGTCACGGAAAGCGTCACACGGTATGTTTTCAGGTCAGCATTCAGCCCTGCCGCCATACGCTGTGAGTACCCGTCACCAAAACGCACTTCACGCACCGATGGCTGCGAGTTCACCTCCATATCCGGCTTCACTTTCCAGCGAAATGTTTTCATCGCCCGCTCCCTGATAACATACCGCCATCACGCAACTGCAGCCGGAGCTCATCCTGCGCCCCCTTGCGGGCCATGTCATACACCGCCTTCATCAGCTGCGGCCCCGCCTGTCCGTTGATACCGTCGTTCTGAATCACCACGTGATTGTTCTGATTAAAATTAATACCTTCCGCCCGCCGCATCTGCGCCGGACTTCCGGCACCACCCACATAACCACCTTCCGCATAGCCGCGCATCAGACGGTAAAGATTCCCCACACCTATCCGGCTGGTTGCCTCTTTCGTGAAAACAAACTCCCCGCGGTGAACTATCCCCGCAGGCTCATATTTGCCGCCCGTCCCCGTAAATCCTCCGGTCGCGAAATGGAAGTTCGCCGCCGCAGCCTCAATGGCCGTCCCCGAGGAAGCAGATGCACCACCACCGAAAGCACCGCCAATGGCGCTGCCGATACGCCCGACAATGCCCACCATGGCCTGTTTAAGCAGGATTTCTGTCATCATGGACAGCACCGAACGGGTGAATCCCCGCCAGTCTGCCTCTGCACCGGTCAGCATCGCCGCCATATTCTGTGCAATACCGTCAAAGGTCTGCGTGGCAGCACTTTTAACCTGCGAAAAACTGTCCGTCGCACTTTCCGCCCACTCCCCCCAGCCGGACTTCAGCCCGGCCAGCCAGTCACCGCGCAGCATGTCTTCATCCGCCCATGTCTGTTTTAGTGCCCCAGTGACCCGGGCCAGCGCCTGCGGATTATCACCGTACACGTCCCGAAGACGCTGCGCTTCAGACTCCCGCTGCGCCTGACGGTCAGTGAGACCGCGGGCTTTTGCGCTGATGGCGGCCTGCTTCGCGCTCTGCTGCTCTTCAAACCGCACCGCCTGCTGTGCCAGCTCATTCAGGCGTTTCTGGTGTTCAACCTTGTCGCCCAGGTCAGCCAGCTGGCGTTTGTACTCCAGCGTCTCTTTCTCATGGGCCAGCAGGGATTTTTCCTGCCAGGATAACTGCCGTTTCGTGGCAGCCTCTTTCAGGACCGCATACTGACTTTCCGCCTTCCATAAATCACGGCGCTGCCGACTGATTTTCTCATTCGCACCGCTGTGTTTTTCCAGCGTCCTGAGCTCAGCTTCAAGGGCAATCAGAGCCTCTCTTGCCTGCTCCTCTTCCCTCTCCCCGGCAGAGCGCGTTTTCGGTGATGTATGCTTTTTACCTGTCAGCTCTTCAGCCAGACGGCTGACGGCTTCCTGCTGCCCAGGACCTTTGCTGACGCCTGTTGCACGCGAGCGGTTGATGTACCCCATTTCCCCCTGGCGTATACGCGCATCCCGTTCCGCAATGGATTTTCTCAGCGCCAGTTCATCGCGTTTTGTTTTCTCAATAAATACGCGGTTCTCTTCTGCCAGTTCACCAAACAACGCACCAACGCCGGGCACATTCTTTGTCGTTTCCCAGGCTGACTGAATAAATTCAGCCAGCGCCAGATCCCCCTGCACAAGCAGCAGCTTCACTTGTTCAACGGTTCCGGCCACCACGTCAGTGATCAGACTGAGTGCCCCCAGTGTATGATCACCTATCCATGCCCATGCGTCAGAAGTCCAGGTTTTAACATCGTCCCAGATTTTTTCCACCGGCGTGGCCGCTTTATCAAGTTGCTCCAGACGTGCATTCATGACATCCGCAAACAGGGACATCGCCTCCGTCACCGCAGCCTGTTTACCTTTCGTGCGCTCAAGCTCATCAATATGGCGTAACTGGGAAACGCTCAGGAAGTTATACTGCTGATTCAGGGAGGCCAGCGCCTTCACCGGATCTGCTGCAATCCCTTCAAAGGCTTTTTCCACCTTCCCGGCATCGTCCCCCACCGTCTGCAGCCATCTCTGAGAGGTTTCCCCCATGATCCGTAGCTGCCCGGCGGTATATTTCCCGCTTTCTGCCAGACGGGCCAGATTTTCTGCCGCCTGTCTGATACCACCACCGGCTTCATCGCTGATCACCCCGGCCATTTTCCACAATTCTGCCGTTGTGGTGGCAGCCGCCCCTCCGGTCAGGATCAGTGAACGCAATAAGGCCCGGTCAGCCTGCTCTGCCTGCCAGGCGGCGGCAGCAAGCGCGGCCAGTACGGCAACCCCGCCACCTGCCGCCACACGGGCCACCGACATAAATCGTCCCAGCTCACCGGCATTCCGGGCATTTTCAGCCAGTGCATTTGCCGTATCTGACAGCGACTCCTCTGATGATTCAGAGGCATCCCTGATCCCGAGAAGTTCCTCCTTCAGCAGGGTAAGCAGGCTGAGCGGTCCACCGAATGAATCGCTGATCTGCCCCCCCTGCTGCAGCATGATAAGGAAGGGATTCTGACCACCGGCAAGCTGAGTGACAATATCCGTGAACTGTGCGGGCAGTGTGCGCATGGCAGCCTTATACTGTCCGACTGATATCCCGGCTTTTTGTGCAGCCAGCGCCTGTCGGCTCAGCCCCTGTTCAACAGTACTGGCGGTTTTTCTGGCATCCGCCTCCAGACTGGAAAAATGACGGTGTACCCGGGCCATCTGTTCATCAAACCGGGCCGCATCCAGACTCAAATCAATAACCAGATCACCCGCTGGCTGGGACATATCTCACACCTCCGGAAATCCCCGCTGAAGCCATCATTAATGCAACATCATCCTCGCTGACATCCACCACATCCGCAGAAGGTGAAATATCGCGCCCTCCGTCCCCTCCGAACCGGACGCCTCCGGCAACTCCTGTCGCTTTCTGCATCAGCATTTCTTCCTCGTCCGGCATCTCCGTCTGCTCTTCCTCACACGCTGGAGCAAGCAGACTGAAATCCGCCGGATGCATATCCGGATCGCCAAAAAACAGGCTGAGTACGGCGTACATCAGCCCGGAAAAATGAGCGTCCAGTTGGGTATCCTGAAAATAATGCGTGCAGTAAAAACGTCGCCAGTCGGCATATTCGGTGGATGTCATCCCGGCAAGCATGGCGCGCCAGTCGGGTCTCCCCATCTCTCGCGCCAGTTTCAGGACAAAGTTCAGCTCGCCTTCGAATGCTTTTTTGATGTTACCGGCTCAGTCGCTTCTGCTTTCCCGGTTTGTTCAGGATCGGCATCGTGCCGGTTATCCAGCATACCTGAAAGATAAAGCACCCGGTTCGTTGCCTGATTCAGTGCATCAGCAGGCCATCCCAGCATCACTTCACGGCGGATCTGCTGCATCTCTGTCTCCGGCTGTCTCTTGATCAGATCTCCTGATCAAGAGACTTCATCACCAGGTAACCCTCAACCATATCCTGAAGTCTGAACCAGCCATCCCACATGACTACCCAACCGGGGCGACCGGTGCGTTTGCTGTCATGCCATCGCCCCAGTTTCGCCAGTTTCAGACAGGCCCATTTCAGTGTCGGCATCTGTGACGGAAGCGGTTTTCCTTCCAGCTTAACCCACAGCAGTTTCCACTCTGTCGGCGTCAGTATTTTCTCACAGCTGTCATTTTGTGTTTCTTCACTGATACCGCCCTGCCGCAGGCCCAGCACCCGCACCGCGATAAACGCCTTGATAACCACCATGCGCTCGAGGTTATCCCG